GAGCAATGGCATTAGGAGCATTGGGGGCGAGCAATGCTCAAACTGCTGATTTAAGCGCATTCAATACAAATTATCTACAGTCAGTTGTAGATGGCACCGCAGGCAGAGCAATGGTCAGTGTAGATGATGCTAAAGCAGAGTTACAGGCTAGGGCAAATGGAAAACAACAATCAACAACTCCAGAACCAAGAAGTAGTGGTCGGTTAGCACCCACGGATTATCAAACTAAAGAACCATTAAGGCAAGGCACTGATGGCAAATGGTATAATAGTAATGGTGAAGAAAGAGATTCAATGCATGGCGGCCCAGTTAAAAACGGTTACGCTACCATGAGAAGTTTGAGACCATTATCGCCGCAAGTTACTGATAAATTAAAAGAAGAAAAATGCCCACATTGCAATGGCCCAATGTTCAGTGAAATGATGATTAATGAAAAGAAAGATGCTTGCTACTATAAAGTCAAGAGTCGTTATAAAGTTTGGCCCAGTGCTTATGCAAGTGGTGCACTAGTAAAGTGTCGTAAAAAAGGTGCAAGTAATTGGGGTAACAGTACTAAGAATGAAAGCATCGTAGAAGAAAGTGTTAGAGAACTAGAAGAAAATCTACATCAATGGTTCAAAGAAAAATGGGTTCGTTTTGGTCCTGATGGTAAGATCCGTGGTGACTGTGCTAGGGGTGATGATAGTGAAGGTAAGCCAAAGTGTTTACCACAAAGTAAAGCACATAGTTTAGGTAAAAAAGGTCGTGCAAGCGCTGCAGCTAGAAAACGTAGAGAAGATCCTAATCCAGAACGTCACGGTAAGGCAATCAATGTTAATACCAAGAAAAAAACATCTGAACAAGTCAATGAAATCAGTGATGAAAAATTACAAGGTTATTTAAGTCGTGCTGATAGACAAGTGAGCAACAGATTAGGTAATATAGGTAAGGCTCGTGAAAGATTAAACAAGGGTTATGAGATTTATCGTGCAGAAGATCCTAATCACCCAATTGAACATTTTACTGCTAACACACCAGAAGAAGCAAGAAAATATTACCACAACTACATTGACAAATATGAAAGTGACATAGACTTTGATTTAAGATTACGTAAGAGTACTGGATTAGGTGAAAGTGCACTAAAAGAAAGCGTTGATAGTTCAGATGATGTACAAAAGATCAAAGACTTTATTAAATGGTCAATCAAACAGTTACACATTCAAAAACCTTACCCAAAGATTACATTGAGTCGTAACACCAAAGTTGCACAACAAGGTCATCATACTGGTGTTCATACAGAAGACAACAAGATTTGGGTATACATTGAAAATAGAAACTTGGTTGATATTTTCCGTACTATATTCCATGAACTAGTGCATGAACGTCAATCGCAATTGAATATGATTAAAGATGGTGATAGCTATCCGGGTAGTCCTATTGAAGCAATGGCAGACCTTCTTGCAGGGAAATATATTAAAATTTATGGGAAACAACACCCAGAAATATTCCAGTAATCATGGATGATTTCAAAAATAAATTAGACATACTCAAACAAAAATTAAACATAAAATCACCCAAAGACATATTGGGAGATGACTACAATTCAAATAAACTGTTATTGGTACAATGGTTACTACTTAGCGAACCAAAACGTGCAGTTACCGCAATCAAAAAAATGCTAAAGAAGTAAACATAACGGTCAAATGAGTCAGTAAAAAGTTTGACTTCTTTACAGTTTCATGTATAATAACTACTCATAAGGAGATTTTATGAGTGATATTAAAACATTCAACGGCGATCAAAAACTAAAGCTAACACAAATTATAAATGAAGGCATGGCAGTCATGCACGAAATTGATACTTTAAATGAAGGTTTAGCAGATACAGTAAAAGCAATTGCAGAAGAACTAGAAGTAAAACCTAGTGTACTCAAAAAAGCAATTCGCATCGCACACAAAGCAAGCTTAACACAAACAAATCAAGAACACGAACAATTAAACACAATTTTAGAAACTGTAGGTAAAACTATATAATTTATGGTGCATCTGATAAATAATATAGGGCGAACGGGAGTAATTACCCTTCTGTGCCGAATCACAGATAGCCCATCTATTACTATTCGGAGTATCATAATGAGTTCAAGAAAACACAGATTAGTCTGGGAATCCATCAACGGTCCTATACCCAAAGACAAAGACGGAAGATCATATGAAATACATCACTTAGATGGAAATCATAATAATAATGAAATTTCTAATTTAAAATTAGTTACTATAGAAGAGCATTACAACATACATTTTTCTCAACAAGATTGGAATGCATGTAGTTTAATAGGATTAAGAATGGACAAAAGTCCAGAAGAGATCTCAAAACTCAATAGTATGGCAGCTAAAAAAAGAGTAAGTGATGGTACTCATCATTTTCTTAAGGGTGGACCACGAGAAGATATGATTGGTGATAAAAACCCAATGAGGAATCCGTTAGTGGCTAAAAAGTTCGGTGATTCAATTAGAGGCAAAACTAAAAATTGGACTGAGAAGAGAACACAAGCAGATCTTAACAGAAGGGGTAAAAAATTAAATTATACTCCTGAAGGATTAGCAAGACAAAAAGAAAATGGAAGAAAACGATTTTTAATGAATAACCCAACTAATGTAAAAATAACATGTATCCATTGCAATAAAACAATTGATAAACCAAATCATAATCGATGGCACGGTGATAATTGTAGGAGTAAACAATAATGTCCTATGTGGACGCGGTGCATAGCCGTGACGAAGATAGAATCTATGTAGTAGAACGAGGTAAAGATGGTAAACGCCATTATACCGAGTATCCTACCAACTATGTTTTTTATTATAGTGATCCTAAAGGCAAACATCGTAGTATTTATGGTGATCCAGTAACCAGATTCAGTACTCGCAAGCGTACCGAATTCGAAAAAGAAAAAAGAATCAATAGTGATAAGAAACTTTTTGAAAGTGATATCAATATTATCTTTAGATGCCTTAGTGAAAATTATCTTAAAGTAGACGCACCTAAACTACACACTTGTTTCTTTGACATTGAAGTAGACTTTGATAAGGTAAAAGGTTTTAGTCCACCTGATGATCCATTCAATCCAGTAACTGCAATTTCATTGTATTTGGATTGGTTAGATCAATTGATTACTTTATGTATTGCTCCCAAAACATTAACAAATACAGATGCACAAGAGATTGTAAGTACATTTGATAACACGATACTTTTCACTAATGAAAAGGAAATGTTTGATATGTTCTTTCAATTGATAGAAGATGCTGATGTATTGACTGGTTGGAACTCAGAGGGCTATGACATACCCTACATGGTCAATCGTGTAACCCGAGTAATGAGCAAAGACGATACAAGAAAGTTTTGTTTATTAGGCCAGCTTCCTAAACCAAGAAAGTACGAAAGATATGGGAAAGAGTCTACAACTTTTGATTTAGTTGGTCGTGTACACATGGACTATTTGCAACTCTATAAGAAATATAATTATGAGAGTCGCCACAGTTACAAGTTAGACTTTATCGGTGAGATGGAGGTAGGGGAGAACAAAACTACATATGAAGGATCATTGGATCAAATGTATAATAAAGACTTTAGCAAGTTTTTAGAATACAATAGACAAGATACAATGTTGTTGTTTAAGATACATAATAAATTAAAATTCTTAGAATTGGCAAATCAATTAGCGCATGAGAACACAGTACTATTACCAACAGTAATGGGTTCAGTTGCAATGATTGAAATGGCAATTATGAATGAGGCGCATGAACGCGGATTAGTAGTACCAGATAAACAAAAAAGGATTGAACATGCAGAAGATGAACAACAAGCGGCAGGTGCCTTCGTTGCTACTCCCAAAAAAGGTATGCACGAATACGTCGGGGCAGTTGATATCAACTCGCTCTATCCCTCGGTTATTAGGGCCGTCAACATGGCAGGAGAAACACTTGTTGGACAAATCAGACAAACACTTACAGACAAGTACATGAAGGATAAGGGGCTACGATTAGCAACTGAAAAAAAGCGTCACAAAGAAGGCGACGATGATGTTACTGGTAGTATCTTATGGGAAGGTTTGTTTGCTTGTTTAGAGTATACTGCGGTCATGAATCAAGAACGCGGTACATTACTTACTATTGATTATTCAAATGGTAAAAGTGTTCAGATGAGTGCGGCTGAGATATGGAAACTTATCTTTGATAGTCACAACCCCTGGATGCTTAGTGCAAATGGTACAATCTTTACTTATGAGAAAGAGGGTGTTGTTCCAGGCTTACTAAGTCGTTGGTATAGTGATAGAAAAGAAATGCAGAAAAAGCTTAAGGAAGCAACTACTACTGAAGATCGTGAGTATTGGGATAAAAGGCAACTTGTTCGTAAAATTTTATTGAACTCGGCTTATGGTGCATTGTTAAATGAACATTGTAGATTCTATGATAAGCGTATTGGTCAGAGTGTAACATTATGTGGTCGTCAGATTGTGCGTCACATGATGAGTAAGATCAATGAATTGGTAACAGGTGAGTATGTACATGATGGGCAAGCAATTGTTTATGGTGACACAGATAGTTGTTACTTTAGTGCATATCCTATTCTTAAACCACAAATAGAGAGTGGTGAATTAGAATGGGACAAAGATATGTGCATAGGTTTATATGATAGTATCGCTGACCAAACAAACGAAAGCTTTCCCGCATTTATGGAACGTGCATTTCATGCACCAAATAAAAATGGATCAATAATTAAGGCTGGTCGTGAATTGATCGGTGATCGTAGTATCTTTATCACAAAGAAACGTTATGCTATCAATATCTTTGATAAAGAGGGTAAGCGTAAAGATAAAGATGGTAAAATGGGTGATATCAAGGCTATGGGTCTTGACTTGAAACGTGCAGATACTCCCAAATATGTTCAAGAATTCTTGATGAGTGTTCTTGAAATGGTACTTGGTGGTAAAGGTAGATTAGAAGTCATTGATTCTATCAAAGAATTTAAAAGACAACTTAGTAAACAAGATAGTTGGACTAAAGGTTCTCCTAAATCAGTTAACAATTTAACCATGTATGGTGATAAGGAAGCCAATAGTAAAAAAGGTCGTGAGAATATGCCAGGTCATGTTCGTGCGGCATTGAACTATAACTACCTTAGAACTTTGTACAACGATAACTATAGCATGAAAATCGCGGATGGTATGAAAGTTGTAGTTTGTAAATTACGACCAAATCCATTAGGATTCACAAGTGTTGCATATCCAACTGATGAACTTAGATTGCCAAAATGGTTCTGTGAGTTACCATTTGATGATTCAGCAATGGAAGAAACATTAGTCAACAAAAAGATTGACAACTTGCTTGGTGTATTAGATTGGGAACTAACTGAGAACACAAATACAAAATCTACATTTGATGATTTGTTTACAATTGGTTAAACTCGTATTGACATGCACAAAAAATCCATATATAATACACAGATAAACTACCTAAATAGTAGTATAAACATTAAAGGAAAAACATGAGAGATTATTTAAACGACATTATTGCACATACAAGTGCATTAGGAATTATTGATTTGGTAAAAATTGTAGGTACTGATACAGATACCAGTATTGTTGCATCCTCAGAGGATCGTACTGTAATCATCAATGGTAAATTCAAATCCCCTAATCCTAACTTTATTGGTACTTTTGGTATGCCTAACTTAAGCAAACTAAAAACTATCTTAAGTTTTGACGATTATGATGAAAATAGCAAAATCAATACTATCTTAACTAAAGATGAAGAGGGTAATGACGTACCAAGCACAATTCATTTTGAAACACAGAATGGTGACTTCACTAATGATTATAGATTAATGGCAAAAAGTGTTGTTGATAATAAAGTAAAGCAAATTATTTTTAAGGGTACAACATGGAACATTGAATTTGAACCAAGTATTGCAAGTATTTTGCGTTTGAAGAAACAACAACAAGTACATAGTGACGATACTGTGTTTACTGTTATTGTTAGTAATAATGAGCTGAAGATTCACTTTGGTGATCCTAGTTCACATAGCGGTAACTTTACTTTTGAGAGAGATGTTGTTGGTACATTGAATACTAAATGGCAATTCCCAGTAAAACAAGTATTAGATATTTTTAGTTTGAGTGGTGATAAACTATTCAGAATTAGCGATCAAGGTGTTGCTGAGATTGTTGTTGACAGTGGTTTGGCAACTTATAGTTATTTGATTCCATCACATACTAAGTAAGAGGTTTCTATGATATCAGGAATTCTAAGTAGCGACAGTAGATACATAAATGTAATTAATGGAAATAATAAACCTTACATTAGTAAAAGCCATACATCGGGTAGTGCGGGAAAACAAGGTGATATGATGTATGACTTTGACAGTCAATCTATAAAAGTGTTTGACGGTTCTATGTGGCAAACATTGGCAGGTGGCCATGCTAATATAGAACTTGCTAATGAGGCAATTATGTTACTTGCTTGGGCTAAGAAAAAGCGTGATGAGGAACTAGAACTTGAAAAAATGGCAAATGAAAATCATGCTATTAAAGATTTGGTAAATCAAATCAAATCAAAGCAAGATCAAATAAAAATGATTCAAACATTAATTCAAAAAGAAGTAACAGTTTAATGGAACAAGTAAATTTATCAAATAGCCACAATCCTGATTGGGCATTGTTTTTACCTGCAGTCAGTAGTTTCTACATTGCTGGCTTAGGTAAACAACGTGAAGGTGAAAATTATTTTGAACAGTCACGTATACCAGCTGGATTTAATGGTGATGTTGAGAAACTAAACTTTCTTAATAGCAAAGAAGGTCTTTACTATTATAAGTGGGGTTTGTATTCAGCAGGGCATGCTAACTTAGACACTACCAAAGATGACCACAATGAAAGTATCATTCGCAAGCGTGAACAAGGTACCTTCATGTTAGGTGATTCAGGTGGATTTCAGATTCTTAAGTGTCAATGGCCTGCTGATTGGAAGGATCCTAACTGTCCTCGTGCTATGGTAAAACGCAAAGCAGTATTGACATGGATGGATACATACATGGACTATGGCATGTGTTTAGACATCCCAAGTCAATCATTGACTACATATGATACGATTGACCCAAAGACTGGTAAATCTGCACATGGTATCAAAACGATTGAAGATGCAATTTTTGCTACTCACATCAACAATGAGTATTTTATCAACAATAGAAATGGTAAGTGTAAATTCTTAAACGTATTGCAAGGTCGTAATCATACACAAAGTGATGATTGGTATGAAGAGATGAAGAAGTATTGTGACCCAAACATTTACCCAGATAATCATTTCAATGGCTGGGCGTTTGGGGGACAGAACAAGATTGATATACATCTTACACTGAAAAGGTTGGTAGGCATTATCCATGATGGTTTACTACAAGAAGGTAAGCATGATTTGATTCACTGTTTGGGTACGAGTATTTTAGAATACGCAGTTGTGTTTACTGATATTCAAAGAGCAGTACGCAAGTATGCTAATCCAAAACTTCAAATTACATTTGACTGTGCAAGCCCATTCTTTAGTGCGGCTAAAGGACTAGCATATTTTAACAATAGTATTCAGCACAATAAAAAGTGGTCATATAGTATGGAAAAGACTGCTGAGAATAAAGAATACGCAACAGATAATCGTAAGTTTCGGGACGGTGTATTAGCTGACGGTATCCATAAGATGTTTACAGATAGTCCTGTAACTGATAAACTGCTCATGCGAGACTTATGTTATCGTGGTCAGGGTTTCATTGGTCAACATGGTAAAGAAACTAAAACAAGTTGGGATACACTAAGCTACACATTACTACAAAGTCATAATGTATTTCTGCACATTAGTGCAGTACAAGAGGCTAATCGTCAATACGAACAAGG